AGAGAGTGGCACTTCTATTAGTACAATGGCGGTAGTTATAAAAAAATAATTCAAAATGATATAGAAATGAATATGATATTCCTGAAAAGAAAACCAGCCTCTTTTTTTGAAAAAAAGCAGGCAAAGGTTTTAGAAACTATACAATCTCTTGTTTCAAAGATTGATGTGGGTGAAATAGTTTCCGTATCAAAAGGATATGGAGGATTCACAGTAACTACCCCTGATGGTAGATGTATTAAGAAAGTTGAAGCTATTAAATTAGATTTAATACAGATTGAGATATGAAAAGATTGAGTAAATATAGATACTACAATGGAAACGAAAGTAACTAAAGATGGATTTGTTTGGTTGGTAGTACCAGACAATTATGCAATGGAGATGTGGAAAGCCAACCTCGCCACATTGTATGTACTGCATAATGATGACAGTGAAACAATGGTAGAAACGGATCTGCAAATGGCTGATGCTATACATGACGGAGAGCGAATTGGCATTGAGGTTGGATTCATCAAAGGCCTGCTCCCGGCCTGTCCCCAATGCGGCAGTAGGCTGGTGCCAAGTAGAAACCCTGAATATGAATGGGAGTGTTTAGAGTGTGATGAAGATTTTAAAACGTGTGAGTTATGATACAACAAGAACTGAATAACATATCAACCTACGTGGTTGGCGATTTTATTATTAAAGTGATAGATGCTCATAATGTAAGAATAACAACAGATAGAGGAACTGTGTTGGTTTGCCCTAGATCGGACAACTCTATAATTGTAAAATCATCAAAAGAAGATAAAAATGAACAAAGAAGAATTTCAGACAAAGAAAAATGATATTGATTCAAAAATAAGGGAATTGAAAAATCAGAAAATTCAGTTGGAAAAGGAATACATTGAATCCAACCAAGGATTTCCTGTTGGAAGCAAGGTCTGTATAACGGTCATGGCTCATGAAAGATATACTTTTTGGAACAATGAAAGGATATTGGTTCCCGAAGCGAAGAAGTTAGCCTATATTGCAGATTATGAGATTGATGATGACGGAGAGGTTGTCCCCTCTTTAAGACAGTTGGATTACAATGGGGGCATGTCAGCAATACCTTTATTTGTTAATTTAAAGAAGGCTATAATTGAATTAGTGTAAATCAAATTAAATATGAACCAAATGAATATAGAATTAAGTAAGATGCAGCTTATTCATTTAAGGAATATCTGCAAAAAAGGATGGGGTGGTTATAGTAAACCCTCTGATGATTTAGAAGAAATGGTAAAAAACGGTTTGTTGACGAAATCGGCTGGACCATTTGGTGATGTTGTTTATCGTCCAACTGATGCTGGGCGTAGTTATATTAATGACTTCAATAACGAACAGAAATGAGTCACATAGATGGCACTAGAAAATCGTATTCATCTCCATACGAGATAACGGTCTGTATGACCAAAGAGGAATGTAAGATATTGCTTCCGTTCTTTCAGAAAGCATATAAGAGTGTAAAATCAAAATACGAAAAGTATAATGATATTCACAATGGAGGGGAGGCTACGGAAAGAGAAGAAAATCTTCTTATGAAATACTCTGAGCAGTTGGAAAGACTGGAGAGTGTTTTATCATCTATTGATGAAATTTTAAAATTGGACAGGAATGAATATGAGTGGAAAAGATGTATTAAGGCTATTACTTATCAGTTACGGTTTTTGCCGTAATATTGAGATAAGTACTTATATTGGAGATGGTGGATGGATTGGTTACGAAGTATCGGCCAGTAATGACGATGGCATTGAATACTATGAAGTAGATTGTGAAGGTTTACTTTTTCATATATACGAGATACAGAAATTTATGAGATATGAAAATATTGAACCTCGTTCAATGCTTGGAAACTTTAGCAACAAACATCTTCTTTCAGATGATTCTTTAAATAAGCTACTGAATATGTCAGAAAATAAAAATTACTGTAAAACAAACCCTTATGAATAGGCGTAAAACAAATTAGAAATGAACAAGAAAGAGCAGCAAGCAATAGACTTCCTTCGCAGTATGGAACGTGACGATCTGCTATCACTCGGATTCTCAGGAGGTAAGGATAGTGTAGTTATACTTGACCTAGCTGAACGTGCAGGCATTAAGTATAATGCGATCTACGCTAACACCACAGTAGATCCACCGGGCACGATTAGCTTTATAAAGAGACACTATCCGCAAGTGAGGATAATACACCCTGAAAAGTCATTCTTTCAGTTAGTTGAAGAAAAAGGACTTCCTTCACGGCTCCGACGATTCTGTTGTGAAAGACTGAAAGAAAGATATGGTATCGGCAAACGTAGTATTGAAGGAATGAGAGCTGCCGAAAGTAGAAATCGAAAAGATTATGAGCCGGAGCAGTGTGATACAAGAAAATGGATGAAAGGCGCAAAGCATATTCTTCCTATCCTCACATGGACAGAAGAAGATGTTTGGAGCTATATCCGAAAATACGGATTACCATATTCAAAGTATTATGATGCTCCATATAATTTGAGCCGTCACGGTTGTGTCGGCTGTCCTCTCTGCAATTACAAGCAGATGCAATTAGAGTTTAAGATGTTTCCCGGTTATGCTCAAAGAGTGATAATAGCCGTTGAAAGATATATGAACACTCACCCTAATGGATTTCTTGCCCGCAACTTTGCAGACGGTTATGAAGCTTTCTATTACTACATCAACGAAATACCTATTGCGGATTTTCATGAGCAAAAGAAAGGGTTATTCAGATTTAGCGCAAGGGAAATTATTCGAAGAGAGATTTTAAATCAATTAACGTAATACAGGAACAGAAAGGAATAAATTATGAGGGATAAGTCTAGATTGAAACATGTGATGGTGCAGGCAAAGATAAGTGTGGAGGCTGCTGATAAATTGGATAAAATTGTGAAGGAATATAAGTTTAACAGCAGATATGAGGTGATGCAATATCTGCTGTCAGCATTTATCGAAAAGGCCGATTGCGAAACAGAATATAATGGAGTTAATACTAATGAAACAGAACTTATGGATATATTCCAGCGGCTTAGAGCTGTGAAGGACAGGGTAAATACTGTTAAACCGTCGGCATATGATGATATTAAAAGAGTGGCATCAGTATTCATATATAGAGTTACCAACAGAAGGAGATATGTATCAAGCTGTATAACGGAAAATGGGGAAGGAATGCACCATTCCTCTAAAAAAGAGCAGGTATTAGAGGAAGTATTTCGGTATTTATATCCGAATTTAGCACAACGATTACTTGTAATCGGACGTAATATAGGAGTCAACGGTTATGATAATATCATCAAGGAGTTACTTGATATGTCTCCTGTATCATCGGATGGTATACATAATGATGTATCTACGGAGGTTAGTGGTTTTATGGGGCAGAACAAATACGGAATGGTCCCGGTTATAACAAGAAACAAAAAAGTAGAAAATGAGCAGGGATTATAATTACAGGAAGATGATCAGTTCCATGGCATGGAGAAAAACAAGAAGAAGAAAACTTGAACAGTCACCGTTATGTGAAGCTTGCAAGCAAAATGGAGTGATAATGGCAGCGACAGAGGTTCACCATGTTATACCGTGTGAGTCAGCCAAGACAGTCACTGAAATGAGAGCTCTCATGTTTGATGTGGACAACCTACAGTCATTATGCCATGACTGCCATTCTTTGATTCATGCAGGGATGAAGTCACATAGCAGAGTTAAGGTGAAAGAGAATGCGAACCGTTCATTATCCCGGTTTAAGGAAAGGTTTATCTTATAATACGGGGGGGGGGTGATTTTTTATTTTTCCACCCGGATTACTCAAACCCACTCCCACCGGGCATCGCAAATTTTAGTTTTGAAAATTTGGATTTGGGGGTGACACTTTGGGATTACTCGGAATGACAACAATATTGTAAAAATAGGTAATATTAAAATATTTAACACAATGAAGAAAAAAAGCGAGGAACAACGGGCGGTCAGCAAAAAAATAAAAAATCAGAGGGATACGATTATAAAAACATTGAAAGATGTCAATAAGTATTCCAAGGAGTTGAACTGTCAGATTGATATATTTTCCCGTCTGTATCTGTTGTTTAAAAAAATCACGGAGGAGGTTTTGGATGATGGATATAATATCGTATATGAAGAGAAGAGCCGGGAGGGACATGTAAGAAAGCGAATTGATCCTTTGGCAAGAGTTCCGTTCGAACAGGCTTCGCCTTTGATGAAACTATTGAAAGGATTGAAAATGAATATGGAAATGACCAAGCCCGATGATGGCGGAAGTCGTGGTCCCAGTCCGCTGGATAAACTAATGGAGAATATCAATAATGTGAATGACGGAGAGGACGAATGATGAATGAATGGGAGGAGAAAAAAGCACTGAAAAAAGGATATACGGATAGGCTGGCATCTGTTGATTTGGATAGGTATAATCTAAGGAAAATAGACGGTCGGCTCTTTTCGTATATATATGGCGTGCAGTCCTGTCCGGAGGGGCATAACCTGTACGAGGTTCTTTCGGTGTTGAAATTCCTCCGTCTGATGGACACTTACACGTTTCAGAAAAAAAGAGTGAAAGTGTTTGTAGCCTTATATGAGAGCCTTAAATTTTCGGGGATAAACGGACGCCGCAGTTATAAGCTAACCCCCGTGCAGTATTTCCAGTTTGCCTCTATACTGGGGTTTTACAGATGGGAAGATATAGGCAGCGTGGAAGATATGACGGAAAGAAAGAAGGGAACAAAGGTCGTCAACGGGCGTGTGATGGAGTTGAGGCGGCTGGTAAGGGAGGCTATTCTGTTCGTTCCGCGAAAGTTTTCAAAAACCACCTCTACGGCTTCTCTTGCTGTTAATGACCTGCTTTTTGGGGATGCGAACGCGCAGGCATACACGGGCGCGAATTCAGGGCGGCAGGCTAAGATATGTTTTAATGAGATAAAGGGTATTATTAATCAATTGGATCCGGATAGACGCAGTTTTAAGACAAATCGTGAATGGCTGGGATGGAGGCCTACCAACACATACGGGAAAGAATCCTTTGTTGAATGTCTGTCGGGGGGCGGTGATGCAAAGGACGGTCTTAACGCATCTCTTTTTATCTTTGACGAATATGCGCAGGCGAGATATGTGAAGGATCACTCGGAGGGTGCGGAACTTATGCAAGTTATGGTGTCTTCTATGGGTATGAGAAGGGAGCCTCTGACAGTGATTATAACTACTGCAAGCCGCGTACCTGACGGACCTTTCGCTATAGAGCTGGAAAATGCGAAGAAAGTCCTTTTAGGAGAATATGACGATGATACGCAATTCGCGTCATTGTTTATGCCGGATGAATGGGAGCTTGACGATGAGCACATGAGTACTCCGGAGCTGTGGAAGAAATGTAATCCGCATATTGGCATAACGGTACAGGAGGGTTATTACCGCCAGATGTGGAACAAGGCGATACGCAACGTTGAGGCTATGATAGAATTTAAAACCAAGTTACTTAATGTCTTTGTTGCAGGCTCCGTAAAACCGTGGATAACACAGAATTTCGCCCATTCCTTGTCCATGAACATCAATTTGGAACAGGTGAAGGGAAGACCGTCTGCTATGGTGGCTTTTGACTTGTCTGTTTCTGATGACCTTTCCGCCGTGGTTTACAATATTTATAATAAGGAAGATAAAAAATTCTATCTGTTTATGGATAGCTATATACCGGAAGAAACAATAGAAACCCACCCGAACCGTGAGCTTTATAGGATGTGGGTAGATGGCGGCTGGTTGAAAGTATGCCCCGGTGCTGTCATAGATATGGACATGATTATAAACGACATATTAAGGCGTGACCGTAATTTGTTTATATGCCGGATAGGCTATGATGCTTACAAGGCAAGCGAGATACGCAACGCGCTTGCAGCGGGACTTTTGGGGAACGGGAAGAACCCGGACAAGATACTACGTGCTGTTCCCCAGACCTACGGGGCGTTCACATCACCGGTAGAATCGCTGGAGCTGGCGGCAAAGAGCCGTCCGGCTCATCTTGTTATTGCTTATAATCCTATCCTATTCTGGAACTTTGGAAACTGCTATATAGATGAAGATAAGATGTGTAATAAGAAACCGTTGAAAAGGAAGGAAAATCTTAAGATTGACGGTGCGATAGCCTCCTTGATGACATTTTGGCTTTACAGTAATACGGAACAGAGGTAACCATAAACAGCATATTGTCCGATATATAGAAGTTATAACTTGATATATGGACAATTTTTTCAGATTTTTCAAAAGGGAATCGGCACCATTGCCGTCATTCATAGACAGTGGTTCGGAGAAGACGGATGAGGAAGCGCACGAAGATTATGGGAAAGCGAAATCTACAGGTGGAGATTATCGGGAGAACATAGCTTATGTGAATTCCCCATGGGCTGCATTGAATATAGCCGCAGTATATCGTGCCGTGAATCTACTTTCAAGTTCTGCCGCTACGTTAACCATCCAATACAAGCGTAAGGACAGGGCGAAAAACTATTTCAAGCTGAGCGACACGAAGGATGGGAAGAGGATAAACTATCTGCTCGGGGCACGTCCCAATGATCGGATGAATTCATATACTATGATGAAGTATACGGTAGCCCAGTTGCTTTTGCAAGGGAATGCCTTTATCTACCCTGTACGTAATTCGTTCCATGAGATCGTATCTTTCATATTGTGTTCCCCCGGTTCGGTAACTTACGATGTATATGCTAATCAATATAAGATTGATGATATAACCAACGGGATAAGTGTGACTGTAGGCCCGAAAGATATACTCCATTTCAAGAACATGTGTCTTGACGGAGGATATTGGGGAATGTCTACCATAGCATACGCCAAGCAGTGTCTTAGTATTACTGCCACATCGGATGGTGAAACGTTGAAACGATTTGCCACAGGCGGACGTTTCAAGGCTATTCTTCAAGACAACACAACAGTTCAAGGTTTCGGAAAGTATCAGGACGAGCAGTTGAAGAATATGGGAATGGATATTCAGGACACGTTGAACCGTGGAGGGGACATACTGGCTGTATACGGTGACGGAAAGCTTACCCCTATAAGCATGTCATCGGCTGACATGCAGTTTTTGGAAAGCAGAAAGTTTAATATCCGTGAGATTGCCCGGTTCTTCAATATACCACCGAGTAAACTTATGGACGATTCCAACGCCAACTACAAGAGTGTAGAGATGTCCAATGTAGCCTTTTATGTTGAGGCTTTGCAGCCCATAATTACCGAGATAGAGCGTGAATTTGCCGCCAAATTACTTGATGAGAATACCTATATGGATTACAAGTACACATTCGACTTGTCCGCATTGTACGCCCTTGACGTTGACAGCAAGAGCAGATGGCAAAAGACACGTCTGGAAACGGGCCAAGCAACCGTTAATGACATACGTAGGGATGACGATCGTCCGCCGGTGGACAAGGGGGATGATGTGTACATAAGCACAAACCTTGCAGTATTGGGAAGCCCCAAAATGTCTGGGGAAACAGTTACAAGCTCTACAAAAATAAATGATAACAAGGAAGGAGAAGACGATGAATAGGGAATTGCGTGTGCTGACGCTTGAAAAAATGAAAGCGCAGATAAGGGATGTGCAGGATGAAGAGTTGGAGTTGTTGCATACATGGGGCATGGCGTGTGAGAGTGTGATTATAGATATGACAAACCGCACATTCGAAGAGTTGGAGGCATGGGAGGACGCTCATGGAAAAGGATTTCCCGAAGCCTTGGAATCGGCTATGTTGCTACTTGTAGCCCATTTGTTCCGGAACAGGGAGCCGGTTTCATCCGTAACCCAGAATATGGTTCCTTTCACCATATCGATGCTTGTAAAGCCTTATGTGAAATTATCAAACAGAAGTGAATCATGATATCAGCAGGGGCATTAACGGAAAGAGTGGATATTATGACCCCGGAAATAAGCCGTGGTAGCATGAATGAACAAGTGATCCAATATCGGAAAGCGGTTACCGTATGGGCTAATGTGCAGTTTCAAAGGGGCGCTCGTGCTCTGACTGCCGGTGAAGCGTGGATGAACAGTTCGGTAGTTGTAACGATGCGATATATGTCCGTGGTTACTGATCGTTGTCGGCTGGTATGGGATGGGAAAACCTACAGAATAGATTCGTGTAACCGATCCAAGAGAGATGGGAGTATTACTATCACGGCTTCCATATTGGATGAGGGAAGCGGTTTCGGGTAAGCCGAAAACAGGTATTTATAGGATATAAAAAGGGCGTTTCCTAAAGGGGCGTTTGAAAGTTGTAAATAAATAGAAAAAAAATATGGATAAATCCAAAAAGAGAGAGGTAAGATACATGGCCGGTGACCAGTTCCAGCCAAAGATCCGCGAGGCGGAGGACGGGAGTGATAGCCGGGTAATCGAGGGTTATGCGATTGTGTTTGGCGTTGAGAGTCGTATGCTAGTGGACTATTGGGATAACTACCGTGAGATCATAGAGCCGGGAGCCATTACGGAAGACGAGTTGAAGCGGATGGATATAAAGATGACATTGTGGCATAACCGCGAGAGGTTGCTGGCTCGTTGGAACAGGGGTGAAGGATCGCTTTCGCTTTTTGTGGATGAAACGGGTGTAAGATATAGATTTACAGCTCCAGCGACTCAGGATGGGACTACCGCATTAGAGTTGGTGAAGAGAGGGGATTTAGCCGGTTCTTCGTTTACATTCTGGAGCGATGAGAGTTCTTCGGTCAGGTATACCAAGGATGATGAGGGTGTGCTGTTACGACACGTTACCCGTATTGACGAAGTATTTGAAATGACTATAGCTTCTGACCCGGCATATGTGCAGACCAGCGTCACAGCCCGGGAAGTGGAGGCTTCCGGTATTGTGTTGCACCCAGATCAGAAGAAACGGGAAACAATTGAGAAAAATGAAACCGCATATGCGGAATTGAGAAAGATAGCGAATAAGAAAATTTTTTAATCATTTTTGTTTATGAATAAAGGAAAGAAAGTGAATGTACAACAGTACATTACCAGACGAGAGGAAATCAAGGTACGTCTTAACGAGATTGTAGATTTGGCTGAATCGGAAAACAAACGTGCGTTTACCGACACTGAGAATGACGAGATCGAGTGTCTGAAACGCGAGATGAATGCTTTGGATGTCCGCATAGCGTGTGCTGACAAGAGCGGATATGTGGAAGTCACCGCCCGTGAGCTTGCGTTTGATGCGTTTATGCGCGAGCATATCAATTCTAGAAGTTCCCATCCGCTTAAGCGTGAGTTTACAGGAATGATCAGTACGGGAGCGCAGCCGATGATCCCTCTTACTATTAATGACATTATCCCTGCATTGGAAGAAGGTCTTATCATTTCTAAGCTTGGATTACCGTTACGCACAGGTTTGGCGGGTGATTATTGTTGGCCGACAGTTTCGGCAGTTGAAGCAGAGGTAGCCGGGGAGGCTGTAGCTTTGACCGACAAAAAAATCGAGATCGGTAAGATTGTACCCAATCCTCAGAGAGTGGGTGTTACCATCAAGATTACAAGTCAGACAATCAACCAGACTGAGGGGGTGGCATACGATGTTGTTAAGCAGCAGATACCGATGGCTGTAACGCGGACGCTGAATAAGCTGATGTTTACAACTGGGAAACAGACGCATAAATTAGTAGGACCTTTTTCTGAAATCGCGTTCCCGGGAGGAAGTCCGGGCACCCCAAAGGCTATCGCTGAGTTAAAAACTATGGCTGAAAAGAAAAAGGCCCGTTTTATCAAGTTTGCCAACCCGACACCTACATTTAAGGAATTGGTATTGATGCGAGCATTGCCATTGATGAAAGGTATTGAGGGAAGTTACATGGCTTATGTGATGGATGAGTACACTAAGGCGGTATTGGAAACTACCGATCGAGGATATGAAGGACCGACAAATCCGGGTAACACGGGAAGATATATTATCGAAAATAATACCATTGCTGGTGTTCCGGTTTTCTGTACGAATTATATTAACACTGACGATAAGACTTATATTGGTTTTGGCTCATGGGGGTATGAACCTATTGGGCAATTCGGGGAACAGCGCTTTATAATCAATCCTTATTCGGAGGACACATCAGATGTTGTTCGCTTGACTCTTAATGGGGATTGGGCGTTTACGACATTGCGTTCAGAAGCATTTACGTTGGGAGAATTACCTGCCGAAGAACCTTGATTTATTTGCCCGGAGCTACGGCTCCGGGGTAAAAACGCGAAGCTATGGGAATAATGAAGAGAATCCTTGAAAATAATCGGGGGAAGCAATTAAGAGGAGTGTCATTCGTGTATGACGGCGATGAAGTTATTGCCATGCTTGAAAGGATGCGTAAATCCAAGGAGATCAAAAAAAACGAGATAAGAAAAGAAGTACGAAGGGCGTTAACACCGGAGCGGAAGCATGTGCGTAATGCCGCAAAAGCCGCAATGGGTAAAGATCCGGGAAGAGCGTACATGGCTGTAAAGATGGTTGTTTACCGTGACGGGAACGGTGGTATGCTTAATATACTTAATAGGGGCGATGCAAAGAGGCTGGCATTATATAAAAAGCCGAACGGCGGTGTGTCGGGGATAAGAAGACGTAGATATGTAAGCCCGGAAACGAAGAGGTCTAGAGGTTATAGAGGTGCGGACAGGGCTTTTATCCTTCGGTTTATAAATTCAGGAACAGAAGACAGGTATACGAAGGTAAGACGTAAGGGAATGAAAAAATCGGCATATCGCGGTTCTTTGTCTGCAAGTAATTTTTTTCAGCCGGCAGCGGAATCAGGCATGAATAGAGCCAGTATTGTATTGTCGGAACGGATTGCAAGATTAATACAGGAAGTAAGTGAAGGAAGATGAGTTTATTTATAAGCAAGCATATTATTAGCTCTCTACAGTCTAATAAGACTGTTACGGAAGCGGTGGGAAACAGGATATACCCGGTTGTTATCCCTGCGGGGGTGCCGGAGTATCCGTTCGTCAACTTTACGAGCTCTTTGGATGGTCCGGACGAGACCAAGGATGGATCTTGCGCGGATAATGTATCCACTACTTTGGTCGTTGTGTCAAAGACGTATGAAGTTGCTGTGAATATGGCTAATGAGGTGCGTTACTCTATTGAAGGGAAGACGGCCCGGTATGATCAGTTTGAGGTCATAGATAGTGCTTTGGTATCATGTGTTGAAGATTACCTGATGGATATAGATGCCTTCACTATAACTCTTTCGTTTAATTTTAAAACAATTGATCTATGAAAACAAATCAGATTATGATACGTCCGATGGGTGAATTTAAGGTAACCCAGCGAACAAAAGATCTGTTTTTTAAAGAATTGTTTAACTTTTAAATTATACAGATTATGTCAAAAGCAAAACCTTTGAATGGAAAGGATTTTATGATTTTTGTTGCAGGTAAGGCTACGGCTTTGGCAACCAGTCACAAGCTGACATTAACAGCAGAAACAGGCGATGCCGCCAGTAAGGATGACGGTATGTGGGATGAGTCGATAGTGACGAAGATGGGATGGGAGGCATCTACAGAGGCGTTAGTGAGTGCTGACGATAAAGTAGAGAGTTTTGATTCTCTTTATGACGCATTTATTGCCGGCGAAGCTGTTGAAATCATTTTGGGTGTGCCTGCCAATTTGACCAACGATGGCATCCCGGAAGGCGGTTGGACTTCTCCGGCTACCAAGTCTAATCAGAAGTATTACAAGGGAAAGGCTATCATTACATCTCTTGATCGTACTGACGCAAAGGGTAGTAATTCCACGATGACAGCTCAGTTTAAGGGGCAGGGGAAACTAGAGAAGGCTGTTGGTGCAGGAGGTTGATTTAAGATAGTTAAGTTATGAAGAAAGTAACGATCAATAATGCAGAGTATATCTTAAGGTATACTCTGCGCGCCTTATTTATATATGAGGAGATTACAGGGAAGCCTTATTCCGGCGACAAGATGGTTAACAGTTATATTCTGTTATGTGCTATGCTGATGGCAAACAACAAGGATTTTCCGTTAACATTTGATGATGTGATAGACGCATGTGATTCCGATCCGTCTATTTTCGAAACATTTCTAGCTGTTTTAGAGGAAGAGAACAAGAGAATCAGTGTGATTATCGGGAAAGATGATAAAAAAAAAGCGATGGGAAAGAGAACGAAGAAGTAAGCGTGATAAGGTTGTATGAAGAAGTTGTCGGTCGTGGAGGGATATCACCTGATTATTTCTTTGATAGTATGACTTTTAACGAGTGTGCTGCATTTATAAGGGGGATGAACCGAAAGGAGCAGGAGGCATGGGAGCGCACAAGGATGATGATGTATACTATCGCACAAGTGAATTCTACGGAAAGTCTCACACCGGAATTGCTGTTTCCATTTCCATGGGATGAGGAACGGGAACCGATAGAGATAGATGAGAATGAGCTGAAAGAATTGAGGAAACGAGCAAAAAATATGGAATATGGCAAGTAATGCGATTGTAAGATTGTTGTTTAACACCGCTGATTTTGATAAGAACATCAGAAGGGCGAAAGGTGAGATAGGGAATTTTGAGAAAGGTATAACAAGCATGGCCGGCAAGATAGGTCCTGCTTTAAGTGGTTTTGCTGCTTTCGCTGGTATATCGGCAACCATTGGGAATGCGGTAAGAACTTCTATGGAGTTTGAAAGGTCGTTATCTTCTTTGCGCTCTTTAACGGGCGTAACGACACAAGAGTTGACTTTTTTCAAAGATGAGGCGATTAGATTGGGAAGCGCAACAACACAAACAGCCTCTCAGGTGGTAGATGCCTTTAAATTAATAGGTTCTCAAATGCCAGAGTTGTTAAAAAACAAAGAGGCTTTATCTTCTGTAACTGAAAGCGCTATCGTATTGGCTGAAGCTGCTGAAATAGATGTTCCTGAGGCTGCTAAAGCACTAACAGGAGCTCTAAATCAGATGGGCGCTTCTTCTAGCCAAGCTGCTGAATATATCAATATTTTAGCGGCAGCCTCTCAACAAGGCTCTGCTGATATCCCATATCTGAACAAGGCTATAGAGAATGCCGGTGGTGCTGCATCTTCTGTAGGTGTACAATTCAATGAATTGGTAGCCGCGATAGAGGCTATTGCTCCTAAAATAACGGATGCCGGCAGTGCGGGAACTAATCTGCGTAATATATTTCTCACTTTGGAAAGTAGTGCGGACAAGAACTTACGTCCTTCCGTGGTCGGGTTGTCACAAGCTGTGGAAAACCTTGCAGCAAAGCACATGAACGCTACAGAAATGACGAAAATGTTTGGTAAAGAGAGCGTAACGGCTGCTTTGGCACTCGTTTCTGAAAAAGATAAATTTATAGAGTTAACCGATGGAATAACAGGAACAAATACTGCATTAGAACAACAAAAAATCAATAATGACAACTTAGCAGGATCTATAGCGGCATTGCAATCTGCTTGGGAAGGTTTCATATTAACGCTAAACAATTCTTCGGGTATGTTACAAAGCGTAGTTGGTTTTTTAGCTGATATTGTAGATGGAGCACGAACGGCATTTTCTTCATTACAAGCTTTGGACGAGTCTAGTTATAAGAGCGAAGGTCAGAAATCGTTTAGATCAGAAAAAGTTCAAAACGCTATAAATGATATAAACGAACTGGTAAAAGGAGGAATGAGCCGGGAAGATGCCTTGAACTGGGAAGAGAATTTAACAAGAGATCTGTATAAGAGAGCTGATTCATTAGAAGAAAAAAAGGAAGCCTATGAAGAGGCTATGGCAATATACAATGAGAGAGGTGGGCAGTGGGACAAACGAGCTTACGAGCAATCAAAGGAAGTGTATATGTTGGCTCGGAACGAAAAGCAAATACGTGATGAAATATTAGATTATATTGAAAAAGAACGACAGAAATTAAAAGGCGTTGGTGATATCCAGAAGGAATTAAACAAGGGGGCTACTGTGGGTACTGGGGAAAAGAAAGGACCTACGGATTTGCAATTAGCTGCATTTAATGCCGAAGGATGGGCTAATGAAGAGGTAAAAGGGCTTCATAACAAGCTAAGACAGGCTATTGAGAGTGGAGATAAAATAAAGATAAAAAATATAGAGATTGATTTGGATGAAGCTATAGATGAAGCTAAATTACCTGATTTGTCCAAAAAAATTAAAGAAAACGAAGATTTCGCAAATTCGTTAAGTGCCATAGGTAACGCTTTTGGTAGCATGTCTTCAATGGCTGATGGTGCCGCCGGTTCTATCCTGTCTTATTTCGGAAACTTAATGAACTCTGTGGCTGCCGCGATTCCGGCTATTGATGCTCTTAATGCAAAGAAAAAGGAAGAATCTATGGCTAATACAGAAGCAGCTGTAACCGGTGCCGCTTCGTCTGTGGCTTCCATTCCGTTCGTTGGTGCGGCTTTGGCTGTAGCTGCCATAGCTTCGGTCTTGGCTGCTTTAGCCAATATTCCCAAATATGCAACAGGGGGTATAGTGGGAGGATCATCATTTTTCGGCGATCACATGATAGCACGGGTTAACAGTGGCGAGATGATATTGAACCAGTCCCAACAAGGCAAGCTGTTTGATATGATTAATAATGGTGGACCATCCAATCACATAACGGTAGACGGCGAGGCACGGGTAAGCGGTAAGGCTATGTATATAACGATAAGGAATTACATGAAGGCTAACAACATAAAGTGGTGATATGGGACAGAGATATAACGTACATTTCAAAGATTACAAGAACACCGCTTACGATGTGAAGGTATATATTGAGGGCTATGTGGGACAGGTGACGGAATTACTGGGTGCGAGAAGCGCATTTACCGTGGAGGGGAACGATGAGAATTTTGTATATGAACCGATAAGAAGTTCTACGGCGACATTGACCCTTCTTGGCAGTGATTTGCTTCTGGATCTATTTAGTATTGATAACCAGTATGCGCCGGTTAAGCTGTTCAAGGGTGACAAGTTGATGTGGACGGGGTATATTGTTCCGGAGCAATTTACACAACCTTATAAGCCTACACCGGACAATATCAGTATTGATTGCATAAGCGCAATAGGAACGCTTGAGAATATACAATATGAGAAACAGACAGAGAATGGATTTATAACGGCAATAAACCTCTTAAGGTACATTATAAGATCAGCTAATGGGGGATATGAGAAGATATATATACCTTATGTCTATGGATCGTCAGAAGTGAATTATTCGACAAAGAAAAACATATTCGATGAGATAACTCTCGCAGAAGAAAACTTCATCTCAGAAGGGATGATGTTGGACGAGGTACTGGAGTATTTTTGTCGTTTTTTTAATTGGACCTTATACGATTATGAAGGTAGCCTGTATTTTGTAGATGCAGATTGGAAAGGGGAATACTTCTCGTATGGAGAGGATCTTGTCACTTATGAGATGGTTACTCCAAACACTGTATTGCTTCAGGATATCGGTTTCGGTGGTAGTGATCATACAATAGATGTGCTCCCCGGATATAATAAAGTTACCGTTAAGGCGATAAACAATGTTTTTGATGAATTGGTGGAAAATGAAGATTTAGAAACGTTGAAAGAAAATGGTTACCAAAGTGTAAGTTATGATAAACTGTCAGGGGATGATGTTAAGGTGGTACGCAAAAGGTTTTTAATTCCTGAAAAATGGGAATTGGATTCTTACGATGAAGATACAGGGGAAAAACAGGAACCGAAAGATGCAATGAATAATTCTTTCGGAAGTGCATTGCTAAAAATTAGTGAATATGGGGGAAAGTGGGAAAGATCGGATTTTACTCCTGATATATCTGACTATTCATGGTCATTGGCCGTTCAAGATAGAGTGAAAGGGCAGCAATTTCAGGAAAAGCCGGGAGGGGCAATGAGTAAGGATTTGGTTGCGATAAAAGGTGCTAAGGGAGCTGCGTGGATGAATGGAGCATTAAGTATTGACGGTAGTATTATAGTTCCGTGGGATGATGCAAATTTGGCGTTCTGTAAGCCTTCGGGGAAATCCGGGTATGCTGATATTACTTATGTGCTAAGGATAGGAGATAAGTATTGGAATGGAAGTTCGTGGGTTGACAGTGAGGCTGAATTTAAAATCAGATATGAAAACGAAAGTGCAGGCTCTCCATTAACTGTTAAGAATACCAAGTCACCTGATATGCCGTATTCTGGTCTGTCTGGATATATTATTAAATTGCCGGATAATGCACCGATTATAGGGGATTTATCATTAAAGATAAGAAGGACAAGTGAAATAGGATTTACTCCTGAATCAGGAGCTGGGAGTATAAAATTTTATGGATATATATACAAGAATCCTAATCTGAATTATAAGAAAAAAGACGGAGTTGTAGATGAAGGTGAGAACGGGGATCGTGTATACGAGAATGTAGTCAATGAAAAATTTATGTCCGAACTTGACGAGATAGAATTTGGCATAAGTAGTTATAATGAAGACGGGGCAACATATAGCAAAGCTCTTTTAAATGGCAATTTTTTAACAAACAACTTGTATTCGGCGATAGAAGGTACGCTTGTGCGCCCCGAAGAAGCGTTGATCAGGCGTATAATTAACCGATACCGGGTAACCAAAATCAAGTTAACTCAGGTGTTAAAAAACAGTGATCTCATTCATCCTTTCACGATTTTGTATGACAATTCTATGGTTAGTAAGAAATTCATGCTGTTAAGTGGTGTATGGGATTACGAGCAGAATACAGTAACATTATCAATGATAGAGAATGGCGATAAAGTCAGATATAAGAATCATAAGTAGGGTAGTACCGAGGGAGCGTGATGGGAAGTATGTTCCCCGCTCTGTGACTATTATACAGGGTGGCGGTGGTGGCGGTGATGTCACCAATGCCGATCATGCCAATTCCGCATATACGCTGGATGAGGACACACCTGTACAAAACTGGTTCTTATCCGCATTGAAAGATGATGAAGCGCAAGGTATAATCAATTTTCTCAAAGGTCTGAAAATAGCCGGAAATCTGATAAACCGTATCGTGAAGCAGGGTGACAAGGATGTCACCTACACCGATGAAGACGTGATGAGTGCATTGCGTGTGATGCTTGAGATACAGAACAGTACGGAGAAACTGAAAGAGATATTCTTGCGGAAGGACGTGGCGGATTCCACTAAGTTCCTTCTCAGCATGTTTGCCGGTGCTGTTTTCGGGAAGAATGGTTTTGCAAGCGGCTTGACCGGATTCGGAGCCAAGATATTCGATACAGGGCATGGGGAGTTTGAGAGCATGTTTATCCGCCGGTTCCTTGAAGTTCCCGAATTAAGATACAATCGTGTGATGGTCACACTGGGTGACAAGTGGCGTGCGCCCGGAGCCGGCATTATAGAAACAGTAGATACAGGAACCAAAACATGTACGCTTAAGCTGGAAGATGGTGAGATTGGTGCTGTCGCAGTAGGTGATATCTGTATGGGTATCTATCATAATATCACCGGGAATGCTACGGAGGATTATGACGATGGAAAGGGCAACAGACGTTTTGCCGGATTCTGTACGGTCTATTTCACAATCACGGAAGTCACAGGTGAAAGAAACGAAACATTCAAATACCAGTTGCGTCCTACATCTTCATCGTGGTCTTCTTCTTTCGATCCATTTGAAATGATGAATTTTGTAGCATATGGTAACTTCACCGACACGGACCGTCAGACCTCAGTCTACGAAACAAGGACTTACACCCGTATGTTGTGGAAGCAGAATACATGGGAGATCTCCGCTGCCAATGTTGCCCTGCAATATGGCAACCTTTCCAATCTGAATGTATTCGGAATGAATATGGATGGTTATTCCATGTATCTGAACAATGTGTACTTCACGGGAACGGTTACGCAGATGAAGCCGGACGGAACGCCTGTACGGACATTGAATTTCAGGGAGGAAGGCTATATACCCGGAATACATTACGACTACTACGACAGCCTGTCTTATAATGGGAGCATGTGGGCGTGTATCAATGAGGATGGTTCGTCTGCTGTACCGGGATCTAATGGCGATTGGCTGGAGATTGCTTCTAAAGGTGATACGGGAACACCGGGGGCACCGGGAAAGGACGGTATGAGCGTGACCAATAGCGGTCCGTGGTATTCCGGCTTGGTTGTTCCCAAAATGAGTATCGTTACAATGGGAGGAAGTTCGTTTCTTTCTAAAGTATCCACTACCAATCCTCCCTTGTGGTGCTGGACAGACAATGCCGGTAATCGGTTTACTTACAATGATGGCGGATATGTGCTGACGGGTGAGATAAATACCGATGAATATGAACTTTTGGTTCAAAGCGGAAAGGACGGAAGCGATGGTACCAGTTATGAGAGGGTATTCATCCATACTACAACAGAGAGTAAACCTGTCACTCCTTCCACGTCACAGACGGACGATTATGTGCCTTCCGGCTGGCATGATGATCCTGTAGGTGTTTCCAGCTCTCTGCCTTATGAGTGGATCAGTGAGAGGGAGAAGAAAAACGGTATATGGAGTAAATTCAGTGCTCCTGCCCTTTGGGCGAAGTACGGATTTGATGGTGCTGACGGTGCTGAGGGCGTAGCCGGAACGAGCATCATTTGGAAAGGTGATTTTTCCTCCGCTCCTTCCAATCCTCAGAACGGGTGGGCATACAAGAATACCACTGATAAGAAATCATATGTATATCAGGATGGACAGTGGTATCAGATGACTATTGACGGAATTGATGGGAAGAACGGGAAAGACGGATTGAGTATTGTATGGAAAGGAGATCTCCAAACACCTCCTTCCAATCCTCAGACCAACTGGGCATACCGGGATACCAATAATGGTCGTGTATATATATGGAACGGAACAGCATGGGCATTGATGGTTGTGGACGGATCGGACGGTGCTGATGGTGCAGCCGGTTCTGACGGATTGAGCGTGTTTATAACTTATAATGACAGCACTTCCCAACCTTCTGTACCTACCGGGAACGGTACTACTGGAGGATGGCATACAAATGCGACAAGTACCGCCATATGGATGTCACAGAAGGTTGCTGCGTCCGCATCTGACGGAGCATGGGGTACACCGATAAAAATCAAAGGTGACAAGGGTGACGGTTACACCCAGATGGGTCAGTTTAGGACTGGTATGGTCGTTCCCAAGATGGGTGTCGTTTCGATGGGTGGCGGCTCTTATGTAGCTAAGGCATCCACTACGAATCCTCCCTTATGGTGCTGGACGGACAATGCCGGCAACCGGTTCACCTTCGCCGATGGCGGTTATGTGCTGACGGGTGAGGTGAACACTGCTGAATATGATGTATGGGCAGAGAAAGGTGAGCCGGGCAAAGACGGAACGGATGGTAAGGATGGTGAGGATGGAAAAGACGGAAAGCCCGGTGAACAGGGTATACAAGGTTTGCAAGGTTGTATTCTCCGCCAGTCTGAATGGCGCAATGATGGTGTTGAATACCGTAATGACGAATCTCTAACATCCGGTACGCGGTATATTGATGTTGTAGTGAAGAGAGATAATGAAACTGCTACAGGATGGAGGGCGTATAAATGCTTGCAGACACATACGTCCAATGCGTCCAACGGACCGGGTAATACATCATATTGGATAGAATTTGGAACGAATTCGGTAGCTGTATTCACGGGTATAGTGATAGCGAAGAATGGTAAGATAACATTCTTGCAGGGTAATCAGTTTGTGATTCAGAAGGATAACGGAACGGTAACGGCTGGTATGTCCGGTTCTGAATCCGGTCAGAAGATACGTATATGGGCAGGCTCCGCGACTCCTGACTCCGCACCGTTCCGAGTTGATGAGGAAGGGAATGTAGTTGCAACGAAGGCGAATATCACGGGGACAATAACCGCCACAGGTGGAAACGTCGGTGGTTTCAGTATATCTTCTTCAAGTATGGAATCGGTTTCCGGTGATGATTCCATGCTCCTTTCTGCTAACCTGATAAGATTTACAGGAAGTTATTCAAAGGTATTCATGGGTGCTGAAACTATGCCTTCATCCAATGGCGGTTCATTTTCAACCCCTGTACGTATTGAAGTGAACAGGAGCATTCAGTCAATGTCCTATGGCAATGCCGGATTGTTTCTTTCCGTTGAAGGATCACACGCTTATGATAATAAAGACTATCAGTTTACTGGCAATCATGCCCTTTATATTTCTAAGGGGGATATCTGTGGGTTCAGACTCAGATTGCGCAGGATTGACGAAAGCACAATCTTGTCAGTGATGGATAGTGTCGTGCTGGCCATTAAAGCCGGTATTACACTGACTGTTCCATCCACCGCGGAGGACGGGCAATTTTACTGGATCAGAAATATATCTAATGGTGATGTGACCATAGCCGGAACAAATCTTGTCGGCTGGAATTCCGGGGAGGTCAGCACTTCAATAGGTCTGGCCAAGTCAAAGGCGGCAGCAATGTATTATGACAAGTATAATAACAAGTGGTTTATGAACTGGATTGATTGTTGGAATTAAAAATATAAATTATGAAAATAGATTTTACAAAATTTCCTTGTTACACAGGGATAAAGAAGGATATCAGGATTGAGATGGATATCGCGGAGTCATTGGGTAATGCTATATACACAAATGTTCCGGGCATAGCCGCCAGTTCTTTGGCTCATAAAATTTACTCTGGCAAGGGAGAAGTAGATTACGATGAACGGGAAATACGAATTATACGTGATTGTACACCGTTGTTTTCGGGAGTTTATGCGGATTCCATAAACGATTATTTGGACACGAAAGAAAAGGAGGAACAAGAATGATATTACAAGCAGGTTATGATTGCTATCTGACACAGGTTGGGGATATGCCTCTGTCGGAACGAAGATTTGAGAATCAGGTGTTGATAAACAGCCCTGAGGATGTGGCTATGTGGAAAGAGATCACATCGCAACAGAAGGAGCAGATGATTGCCGAAGCGTCATTTATTGATGTGGCGGCTATAAACGTTGAAGCACTTGACCGTGTGGATACGTTGCTCAATGATATCTCAGCGAATATCAACAATGCCGGGCTTACTACAGAAGAAGCATTGTCAAAGAAAGACTATTTTCCGGCATGGGAGGATCTGATAGGTACAGAGGTTGATGTGCAGTTCCGCTTCCGCTATGGCAACACGCTCTATGAGGTTATACAGAAACATACACCGCAGGAGGACTGGAAGCCGGGAACGGGTACGGAATCCTTGTACAAGGTTGTGCAGATAGAGCACTCCGGCACACTGGATGATCCTATACCTTGGGTACATAACATGGTGCTGGAAGAAGGCAAGTATTACACCGATAAGGAGGTTCTTTATCTCTGTATCCGTGACAGCGGAATAGGCATGGCATTTGACTTGGAAAATCTTGTTTCGGGCGGATATGTTCAAGTGGTAGAAAATCAAGTAGTAATAAATAATTAAAAAAATACGATTATGGCAGACAAAAAATTAAATGAAGTTCCGGTGGTAAGTGACATCGTTACTATTTTCGGAAAGCGATCAAATGGTGAAATTGTTCAAATAGATAAAAACAACTTAGCAACACTTCTGGGAGAACT